CAAACACAGGTTTGACTGACGCATCTATTGATGGTGTATATTCTTATCTTTTTGTATATAAAACTGCTACTACTGAGTTTGAGGTTACGAGATACAAGTATTCAGCATCTTTAAATCAAGATTATGCAGATAAAATTGTTTTATCATTAAGATCAAGAGGCTCATACGCTTTAGAAGTTTTAGGTTATAGAGTAACAGGTTCTACTGCAGTACAAATATCTGGTGACAGTATTGGAACTAATCCATTATCTGAGTTTACCTTAAGTGTAACTGATGTTGATTCTGACGTAAAAACGTTCACATGTTCATTAGATAGTTCATCAACCAAGTATGTAACAAAGGTTATTGGTGTTGATGTATTTGATAAAGATAAAACTAATTATCCAGTATTCGTAAATGAAGCTTATCCTAATTTAGTTGCTAACTTATTCGAACAAGGTTTGATTAGGGGTTTAAGTACAACAGAAGTAACTGTTGCTGAAGGTGATAACTTCAAAACACAATGGGATACTGCAAGTTCATCAATGGTTGTTTCAGAAGTAAGAGGTGGAACTGTTTCAGATCTATTTCAAGTTTTAACAATTTCTGATGGTGACAGTGCTAACTTTAACGTTAAAATAACGATTCAAAATATTGATCTAGAAACTGGTGAATTTGATTTACTTGTTAGAGATTTTAATGATACTGATGAAAATATTGTTGTATTAGAAAAATATACTAGATGTTCTATGAATCCAGATATGCCAGGATATATCGGAAGAAAAATTGGTACATCTGATGGTGAATATGAGTTGAGATCAAAATATGTGATGTTATTATTAGCTACAGACCATCCAACGGATGCGGTTCCAGCTGGTTTTAAAGGAATGACAACTAAAGATAATATTGGTGGTGTTAGATTTAAAACACAATATTATGATGCTGGAGATACTTTGTATTTTTCTGCTAGTGGTGCACCCGTAACAACAAATGGTGATAAGGTTAGAAAAGTAACTTTAGGATTTTCAACAGCTGATCATTTTGAATATGATAGAGATATGTTGAGATTTAAAGGTTCTAATGCTGCACAAACAACATTTGGTTTCCACATTTCAACAAATGCATCTGTAATTGTTGACAATACAGGAAAACAAATCTATAAAACTACAGAATATGATTTAGAAGGTGTTACTAAAGGTAAATTAGATACTGTATTATACAGAAAATTCACAATGCCAGTATTTGGTGGTTTTGATGGATGGGACATTTATAGAAACGTAAGAACTTATGGTGATGCGTATATCTTTGGTAAAACTACTTATTTAACAAATGTTAATAGTGGTGTTTTCAACGCTAATGTTGGTAACTCGGATTACTACGCTTATTTAGCTGGTATTGAAACATTTGCAAATCCAGAAGCTGTTGATATTAACTTGTTTTCAACTCCTGGAATTAACTGGAACAACCATAGTTCATTGGTAAATCAAGCAATTGATATTATCGAAAATGATAGAGCGGATTCATTGTATGTTATTAACTCACCTAATTTTAGTGGAACAACTGGTTCTGATGAAGTTATTGGCGCGTTAGATGACTTAGCAATTGATTCAAACTATTCAGCAACTTACTGGCCATGGATTCAAATTAGAGATACTGATAACGCAACACAATTATATATTCCACCAACAGGTGAAGTATTGAAAAACATTGCTTTAACAGATAATGTTTCATTCCCTTGGTTTGCGCCAGCGGGTTATTCAAGAGGTTTAGTAAATGCAATAAAAGCAACTAAAAAATTAACTCTTGATGAAAGAGATAACTTATACAAAGCAAGAATTAATCCAATCGCAACATTTTCTGATACTGGAACAATTATTTGGGGTAATAAAACACTCCAAGTAAGAGAGTCGGCTTTAGATAGGATTAATGTTAGAAGATTATTGTTAAGAGCTAGAAAGTTGATTTCAGCTGTTGCAGTTAGATTATTGTTTGAACAAAATGATGAACAAGTTAGACAAGAATTCTTAAGATTGGTTAATCCAATTTTAGAGTCAATCAAGAAAGAAAGAGGTCTTTTCGATTTCCGTGTAACGGTATCAAGCGATCCTGAGGATATTGATGCTAACACATTAAGAGGTAAGATTTTTGTTAAACCAACAAGAGCACTTGAATTCATTGATGTTGAGTTTGTGATTACACCAACTGGAGCATCATTTGAAAACATATAAAAAATTAATAGGGTGGGTTAAAAACATAGCTCACCCTATTATATAATAATTAGTTTTAGTAGTTAGAAAATAGTAATTAGTACTTTAGTAATTAGAAAATAGTATTTAGTAATTAGTAATTAGTATTTAGTAATTAGTATTTTAGTAGTGAATATGCAAAAAGCTAAGGAAAAAAAATGACAAAGTCAAATAATTTGAAAAAATTATTTATTTATTTGACATATTTATAATAGAATAAAAGAAAAAAACATAACTTAAATACAATGGCAGATTTATTAATGAAAATGCCGGTTCCTTACGAACCGAAAAGAAAAAATAGATTTATCCTTAGATTTCCTTCATCTTTGGGTATTAACGAGTGGTACGTGACATCAACAGCACGTCCTAGCGCAAAAATAAATTCAGTGCCAATTCCCTTTTTAAATACGGAAACGTATGTTGCAGGTAGATTTACCTGGGAAGAGATTAAGGTTACCTTTAAAGACCCAATTGGTCCTTCTGCTTCACAAGCATTGATGGAATGGTTTCGTTTACACGCAGAATCGGTAACGGGTAGAATGGGTTACGCTGCTGGATATAAGAAGAACGTAGAATTAGAAATGTTAGACCCAACTGGAGTTGTGGTTGAAAAATGGATCTTAGAAGGTTGTTTTTTAACTACTCTAAATTTTGGTGAATTGAACTATTCTCAAGACGAATTAGCAACAATTGATGCTTCTTTGAGAATGGATAGATGTATTCAAGTTTATTAATTTTAAATTTATATTTTTTTAAAGCCTGTCTCAACTAGAGATGGGCTTTTTATTTTGTTGAATATCAACTAGTTAAGTAAAGTGTTCCACAAGGAACGTTTATAAGTTGACTTTTAATTAATTTATACTTATATTAGTAACAAACTAAATTAATATTATTATGGAAAACTTTGACCCAACCATAGCATATGATGTTGTCCAACTACCTTCACAGGGGATACATTATACAAATGGTAGAAAATCATTAAAAATCGCATATTTAACTGCTGCTGATGAGAATATATTGACATCACCAAATCTAATTCAATCTGAATCAGTTGTTGATGAATTACTAAAAAGAAAAATTTTAGATAAAGATTTTGATGTATCTGAATTAATCGAAGAAGACAAACAAGCTATTTTAATTTTTTTAAGAAATACCGCTTTTGGTTCTGAATATAAGTTGGAATTAGTTGACCCAAAAACAAATAAAAATTTTGAAGCAACAATAGATCTGTCTGTATTAAAAACTAAAGAATTCAAATTGATTGCTGACTCAAATAATGAATATGAGTTCTTTTTACCAATAAGTAAGAAAAAAATCACTTTTAAATATCTTACAACTAAACAAGATGATGAGTTAACCTTAATTAAAAATTCATCTAAAGAAGCTGTTTTACCAATAACAACAAAAAGATTGGAAATGATGATTAAATCTGTCGATGGTAATAGAGACCAGATGGCAATTTATCAATTTATTCAAAATCTTCCAATTAAAGATTCGCAAGATTTTAAAAGATACGCATCAGAAAATAAACCCGGATTAAATTTAATCATTGAAGTAAACGCCCCGTCAGGAGAAAAAGTCCCAGTTTTGGTTGACTTTGGGGTGGAGTTTTTTCGTCCCTTCTACGGAATATAAAAAATATCAATTAGATTCAATAATTTTTCTAGTTAGCCGAGGTTTTGGGTATCGAGACATTTTAATGATGCCTGTGTATGAAAGGAATAATATAATTAATATAATGATTGAAAAAAGTTAGTAAACTATTTATTAGTATTACCAATCGATAAATGACAGTAGAACAATATAAACAATATTTAATAACCGTAAAAAAGATGTCACCTTCTGATGCTGATGATGCAGCTAAGGAATTTGCTAAAGGTATTAATGAAGCGGCGTCAAAAGCGGGTAGAAGTTCTAGCTCAACCACAAAACTAAGTGGTTCTGTTTTAGACAATATTGCTAAAGCAGCTGCTTCTGGATTTTATGATAGGTTAGAAAGCACTCAAGCTAGAATTAGCGTTAGTACCATAGAAAAAATGGTTGGTAAATTAGCCGACATCCCAACCTTAAATCCAATCGTATTAATTACAAATATTTTAAATGCTGGTGCGGATGTTTTAAGTACTGTTTTAACAGACTTATCTAAGTTAAATGATAATTTATTAGAATCAACAAAAGGATCAGCTGGTTACGTAGGTGAGGTTGGTGACGAGATGATTAAGGGTTTAAATGAAGCTATCATTGCAACAACAAAATTAGGTATTAGTGTTGATGATTTTCTTTCGGCAACAAAGTCTTTAATGACCGAATCTGGAAGAATGGCATTTTATAGTGAAGAGACAATATACGCTGGAATGGAAGCTGCTATGGCTTACACAAAATCTTCACAAACATTATTAGAAAACTCAGAATCTTTTAGAAATGTAGGTCTTGGATTAAATGACGCCGCAAAGTCAATTTCTGATATAGGTAAAAATTCCGTTAACATGGGATTGAGTGCAAAAGCGACCTCAGAAACATTAATAAAAAATTTAGGGATGCTTAACCAATACGGTTTTCAAAACGGTATAAAAGGTTTAGGTAAAATGGTTCAAGAGGCACAAGCACTCAAAATCAATATTGACGATACATTTAAGGTGGCTGAAAAACTATATGATCCAGAAGGGGCAATTAGTTTAGCCGCAAATTTACAAGTTATTGGTGGAGCATTTGGTGATTTAGGTGATCCAATTAAGTTAATGTACGACGCAACAAATAATGTTGAATCATTACAAACAAGTATTATTGGTGCTGCAAGAAGTTTAGCGACGTATAATGCAGAACAAGGTCGATTTGAAGTTACTGGGGTTAATTTAAGACGAGCAAAAGCTATGTCTGATGCTTTAGGTATTTCAATGGGTGAGTTGACAAATATGGCAGTTAAAGGTGCTGCGAAATTTGAAGCAATGAGTCAGTTAGACATTTTCCCGGATATCACCGAAGAACAAAAAGAGTTTGTTTCTAATTTAGCAACAATGAAAGATGGTAGAGTTGGGTTTGATTTACCTGATGATATGGCTAAAAAATTAGGTATAACAAATCTTCAAGAGGGGTTTGTTGCAATGGATGATTTAAATTCAACACAACTTGTTCAATTAAAAAATTTACAAATAGCTAATGAAAAATTATCGACTAAAGATATTGCTAGAGAACAATTAAACTATACAACGCAAATGGCTAGTACTGTTAGTGCTATATATTTGAGGCTGATGGAAGATGCTAGAAGAAGTGATTTAGGTGGAAAAGCCGCAGAAGCGTTAAAAACTTCTAACAAATTTATGGACGATAATTTTGATCCAACAAAAATGTCAACAAAAGATATGCTTAATAAAGTATATAATGAATCTAGTGATTTCTTGAAAGGTCAAGCTGCGGAACAATATGAGGCAGCTAAAAAAATGTTACCAGATGTCACTAATTTCATGGAGGGTGGTTATGAGTCTATTAAAAAAGCGGCAAAAGATATTAACATACCAGAATCATTTGAAGATTTAAAGAAAATGGCTGAGCCAGCAATAGAAAAAGGTAAAGAGATTTTACGTGAGATGGGAGTTACAGTTAAAGTCGATCTAAATAGTAGTAGTCAACTATTGGCTAACATGGTTGTTGATGAAATTATAAAAAACCCACAACTAAAGGCTAATTTTATGGATAGCATTACTAAAAACATCAAAGAATACGCATAATAAAATAATAATTTGTCTATTTATTAGATAAAAGAATAGATGTCAAATTTAGATTTTAATAATACAAAAAGTTTTAGAGATGCTTTGTTATCAAAGACATTACAAGCACCTAATGGTCCACAAACTTTTAGTTCAACATCGTATTCAGTACAAAATACAAACAGTTTTTCAAATACAGATAGTGGTGACGTTGTTTTAAACGATGCTTATGATAGAAGTAATCTATTAAAAAATTCTTATACAATTAATAGATTTGGTCCAGAAAGTGGTGATAAGTTTGTTATTATTGAAGACATTAACACAATACCATCATTAGGGAACTTAGCTCTATACCCATATTTTCAAACACAAGATGTTCTTGGTAGAAGTTTAATTGGTGCATTAAATTCAGAAAATTATGAATTTGAATCAAAATTAGCGCAATTTTCAAACACATTTTTAAGTGATGACCCACAGGGTCCAGTTCAAGCAAGAATTAGACAAAATTTAGAAACAGCTACATTAGGTAGATTAAGAATATTAGACGCTATAAATGGTAACACCTCTACAGCAATTAATATTATTAGAGGTAGAGAGAGTTTAATTGAAAAAAATTATAAAATTACTGTTGCAAGTTCAATACCTGGTAAGATTATTGACTTCGTACAAACTGTTGCTGGGGTAGAATTTCCATTTTCAGAAATTCCTGGTGATTATTTATCAAACCCAGCTAATCCTGTTGTTAATAGACCAGAGCCAAGAACTCAATTTGGTGCGATTCTACAGGATGTAACAGGTGTCCTTGGTTCACTAGTCGGAATTAAAAGAAGACCTAAATTATCTAGTAAACCGTCCGATATAATGTATGAATACATGGGTAGTGGACAAAAACAAAACTTACATGATAATTTATATTTTTCAAAATACAAACCAGATTACACAACAACAGCAAGATCTCAACAATCAAGTAAGCTATTTAATTTTCCTGGAGCAATAGCACAAGGTATAAAAAATGTACTTGGTGTGGAGGCCCCAAAAGGTAATGCATATATTGGTGATGATAGATCTGAAAACGCAATTTATGCCACTTCTGATTTTAACGGGAATATTGTTAAAAGTCCATATTATCTATCATTGCTGTTTGATCCAATACAAGCAAGATATTTTCAAAACGAAAGAAATATATCTGAAGGCGGACAAATTGGTGGTAAACTAACTTGGTATAGTAAGAACTCTAAAAATAAATTAGGTGCAAACAATAAAGAGTATAACTCTGAGCGTTCTAAATTAGAAGAAAGCCTATCAACTAGAACCGCGTTTAGGGAAGATTCTATATTAGCAAAGACACAAGAATTATTAAACTCAATGCCACTTGACGGTGCTCAATCTAGATCACACGTTGGTAATGCTATTGATCAAACAACTAGAATTTTCAGAGAGGGTGAAGTATTTTTATCTAAAGGTTCAGCAATAAAATATATTAATAAAACAACAGGTTCTGAAGATGGTACCGAGTACTGTCGAGTTTGGACTAAGGATAGGGGATATATGAACTATTCTGATACAATGAAAAGAACCGGTTTAATTAGAAAAGTTGAAGATAGTATAATTTCAACACCATGGAATTTGAATATTGCCCCAATATCTAATGGACAAAGAAGTTTTAAAGATTCAACAAATATTGAACAAACAGGTGTAGACCCAATAACAGGGAAAGCAAAAAAATATATGTTTTCAATTGAAAACTTAGCTTGGAAAACATCTAACAAACCTGGTTACACAGTAGAAGATTTACCTATTTGTGAAAGAGGCTCAAATGGTGGTAGAGTTATGTGGTTTCCACCATATGATTTAAAAGTTAATGAGGTTAGTCAAGCTAACTGGGATAGTAATAAATTCATTGGTAGACCAGAACCGATTTACACATATCAAAACACCGAAAGAACCGGGACGGTATCGTTTAAGGTTATCGTTGATCACCCAAGTATTTTAAATTTATTAATAAAAGATATTAGTGACGAAGAAGCAGAAAATTATTTAAATGCATTTTTTGCTGGTTGTCAAGATATTGATTTTTATACATTAGTTAGAAAATATACAACATTAGAAAGAGGTGATTTAGAATTAATTAGAACATATCTAGAATATTATAGAGACGGTAAAACATCAGACACTACGGATATTCTATCATTTAAATCTATTGCTGGAGAACAAACGTTTGAAGCTGGAGGTGAAATTGGTGGAGCTCAGGGTGATGCCGGGGTTTCTGTTGCACCATTTAAAGACACAATGTATTTCCCAAATAATATTCCATATCCTAATAATGGTATTTACGCTGACAAAGGATATCTAGATGTGTATGAAGAATATATTAAAGAAAAACCAGTTTTTTTAGCAAAACTAAACACTGAGTTAACTAAAATATTAACAGTTAATACTGCAGATAATATTAATGATAGAATTACAATTTTTGGTTCCGCAACACCAACAACAATTGGAACGACCGGATACTCAAACGCCCAATTAATAGAACAAAAACAAAATGAAATCGTTGCTGGATTTGATAAACTAGAAGCTAGCGTTTCAAAATTAACAAATGATTTAACAGCATTAAAAGAATTAATAAGCAAGAATCAAATAGATACTATTGATATTGGTATAACATCGACAACATCTTTTGTTGCTGATGATATCTATAATATAAAATTATCATATAGAAGATCTGATAGTCTTTTTAATTATATTATTAAAACATTATCTAGTAATAATACCTTTCCTTCCGACCTTGAAAAAAAATATTGGAAAAAAACAATAAGTGATTTAGATGCTAATCCAGCTCAGTCAGACGAGGCGATAACAATAGATCTTAAAGATTTAGGGTATGGACAAGATTTCACAGGAAAAATAAATTTAAAATTTGTAAATAAAGGGGAAAACGCTAAGGTTAATGATCAATACGATTGTACTAATCAAGAAATAAGAAATAAAGGTGGGTTAAAAAAATATGCACCAATAACATTTTATTGTAGATCCGCTGAATTAGATATTACAACAATAACTAAACCATCCCCAGACGAACCATCAACAAAACTTCCAGACGTAACAACAATTGGTGCAGAAAAGACTGACATTATTGTTACTAGAACTGAAAAAAATAGGAAACCACCATTAGATGAGGTTAAAAGAATTATTATGAAAACATTGTCAGAATGTTTTTATTTTAAAAAGTTAGAAGAAACTGACCCAGTTGTTTTTGGTAGTTTAAAAGATAAATTAAAATATTTTCACCCAGCGTTTCACTCGATGACACCAGAAGGCTTGAACAGCCGTTTAACTTTCTTACAACAATGTGTTAGACCGGGCGATACTATACCTGTAAAAGGTTTAGGTAGGGAAACTGATTATAGTTCAGATGCTAGAAATACAACATTTGGTCCACCACCTATTTGTGTATTAAGAGTTGGTGATTTTTACCACTCAAAAATTATAATAACAAACGTTAATATAAGTTTTGAAAATACAACTTGGGATATAAATCCTGAGGGTATTGGTATGCAGCCAATGATAGCTGATGTGTCATTACAGATTACATTTATTGGTGGTCAAGGATTGAAGGAGCCTGTATCAAAACTACAGAATGCATTAAGTTCAAACTTCTATGCAAATACTGAAGTTTATGATTATAGATCTACCGCAACAACTAACGATCAAATGGCTCAATATAGAAAAGAATTTTTAGAATCATTTTTTATTAGTGAAACGCCTAAGACACCAACATCTCCAGCGTCACCAGATTCCCCAATTAATGGGAAATATATTGGTACGCCAGTAGAAACTAAGTTTAGTTATAATGAAAATATAAAAGGAATTATTGACGGGGCTAATGGTTATTTTAAAATATTTGGGGAAACATACAACGAATTACAAAAAGGTTTCGGTGTAGAAATGTTACCACTCTTTATTTCACCACTATATAGAGTAAACAAGCAATTAGATGTTCAAAATACTTCAAGTAGTAACGTACAAATTAATTTACTTGGTAAGTATCAAATGGGTTATGATTTTATTAATTTTATTACAGAATTTGAAAAAAGTTTTCTAGCGACAACTGAATCATCAGATCACAATATTATCTTTGATTTTGATATTCAAACCGGATCAGCTAAATACGAAAGATCAAGAAAAATTATTGATCCAATTATTAAAGAGTTGGTTACAGAATATTTGACGTTAATTAGAGATGATAAAAAAATTGTTGCTGTTGAAGAGGCTAGAAATAAATTTATTAATGAAGTTGATAAATTAAACTTTATAATGATGACTTCTGGTATTGACGCTAAAATAGATAAAGAGGTTGTTACTGCGAAATCATTAACAAATTTTGATAATGCAAAAATGTTCGATCAATATGAAAAAGTTATAGATTTGTTTAATAAAAAACATATCATGTTTTCTGAAGACTTAGACGGTACATTTGATTTTAAAACAATTTCAATTACTGACACCCAATATAAAAAAGTATTAGCATTTATTATTAAAGATAAAATCGATAAGATAAAAACTGCGTATACTAGTTCTCCAGATAAAGATTTGTTTGATAACAACACAATTAAAAAAATCGAAAGAAGATTGGAAAAATTTTTATCAAACAATTTAACAGAACCAAAAGACAAGAAATTCAAATTTAAAAATGTTGAAGTTAAAAAAGAACTTGAACCATATGAATATACTACTGGAACATTAGCACCAGATAAAGAAGAGATTTTAAGAAAAATTCATAACGATAAAGATTTTTCAACAAATACTAAATTAAATTTTACTAAAGCAATTAAATAATGAATCAGTATTTTAATAGATATGAATATTTTACCGAAAATGGTGAACACAAGATTGTTCCTGGGATAGAAATACCTATTAGGTCAACTGATAAATTTACTAAATATAAAAAAGGTAAAGATAGGTTAGATAAAATGTCTCAAGAGTATTATAGTACACCACTTTTTGGTTGGTTAATTATGTTAGCTAACCCAACACTAGGTTCTTTAGAGTTTGAAATACCCGATAATTCTATTATTAGAATACCCTTTCCTTTAATTAACACTTTACAAGATTATAAAAAGGGTGTAGAATTGTATAAGCTATATTATGGCGAATGATAAAATAAATCAAACCGAAAACATATTAGTTAGAGTTGATCAACAAAACATTATACATATCGACCCAAACAGTGTTGTTGATAGTAATGGACAAATTCAAGCAAGACTTGTCGATCACGAAAACTTAGTTATGTATCTTAACTTGGAAGCAGATTTGGTTCCAAGAACAACTTTCTATGCCGATAACCAAGAAAATCCATTATTAAGTATTGCTCAAGGTACTTTTAACTTATTAAGAAATCAGGGAGATAAAAACGAATTTGAAAATAACTTCGACACCAATTGGACTGAAACTTTTGTTTCAAACAATAATGTAGGTAGAAATAACACCACAGGTGGTAACACTATTTATGACCCAACAGCACAAACGTTTGGTATAGAAAGTGTTAACATCGTTGTTAAAGGTGCAAATAATATCCCACAAGTTTCAATTAATTTTGTTGACGTTAGAGGTAAGACATTATTTGAATCACCAGAGAACTCCCCTTACAAAGCATTTTTTCACCAACCTTGGCCAATATTTTATTTAACCGTTAAAGGTTATTATGGTAAAGCGATTCGTTACAGAATACAACTAGTTGACTTTAAATCAAAATTTAATGGAAGTAATGGTAATTTTGAAATAACAACAAAATTCGTTGGTTCAACATATGCTTTTCTAAGTGATATTCTTTTTCAAAATGCTGTTAACGCGCCATTTATGTATATGGTGGAAAAACAGAATGAACCCTATCGTGTAAATGAAAAAACTGGATTCATTGAGAAAAAAATCTCAAAGACAACAAAGGGGTATTCAATATTAAGTTCAATTTATAGTGATTATAAAGCTAAAGGTTACATCCCCAATGATTTCCCGGTTAAGACATTAAGAGATTTATTAATGACCGCAAAGGGGTTAGATAAGATAATTGAAACACAATTATTTTCTGAAACCGTTGATCCCGGTGTTTTAACAGATGTTGCAGAATATGATACATTATTAGATAGTTTTGAAAGAAGGGTTCAAGCTTGGGCGAATAAGAATTTAAATTCACAAGAAGCTGAAATAAAAACAGAAGAACTTCCTGGTCCAGACGGTACTAATAAAATTTACAGATATTATAGAATTAGAAAAGCGGTCAATGATCAAACTAAAGTATCAAATGGCCCAGTTAATTCGGATGTTATTACAAGTAAAGATGATAAGTTATCATTACAATCAATTATTAATGATTTCATACAAAAAGCTGAAAAGAATACTGCTTTTGGTAATGATATTAAAACAAATAAAGGGAAAAACCCTTTAAAAACAACACCAATATCTATTGATAGAGTTAGAAATATAAATGACTTTTTCACATTTGATGGATCAGTTTATGGCGTGGCTATTGAAAAATTAGTGGACGCGATTAAAGCAATCCAAACAACATTTATAACTAGTAGGACCAATGTTGAACTAAAGATTGAAGATGAAATGAATAAAATCATCTCAAACCCAGACCCTAATTTAGGTGGTTTTGGATTTAAACCAACGATTAGAAATATTTTTGCTGTTATATTAGCAAACGCTGATGCGTACATTAGATTAATGAAAGATGTACACTCTAAAGCGATACAAAAAGCAAATGATAGAAAAGTAGGAATACCAATTCTAGAAAAATCTAAAGAATCGTTTTATCCTTGGCCTGAAGTGTTAAAAAAACAGAATAGTGAAACCAACGTTTCATTTTATCCTGCAGATCCAGCTATTGTTAAAGAAACTAAAGCAGATGATTTTAGTCTTTGGCCTGAAGTTGAATTTATTGAAACATATAATAGTGTGGCAACAAAAAGGGTTGACCCATTATCTGGTAAAGAAATTTCATCATCTGAGTTATCTTTTGTTTTTGAAAATGACCCAGACAAAAGAAATGTTAAAAACATTAGTTCTTTGTTTAAAATTAATAATGTTATTCCTTATACCAACAAATCTATACTCAATATAATATATGAAATGTATGAAAGAGCGTTCTATACAACATCATATAATAATTTTCAGTATGGTCAAGGATTAGATGAAATAGTCACTCACGAACTTGAAACAATACAAAGCTCACTTGAAAATGACATTGATATTAAGGATGTTCTGAGTAAGGAAATTAAAACAACAGAAATATTAACAAACAAATTAATTACCAGAGAAAGATATCCATTTTTCCAAAATAGGTTATCAACTACTGAATATATAAAAGAACTTGTTGATAATGATTTTGAGTTAATAAATCTTAATACATCTGATATTAATAGCACTACCGATTCTGGATATGTAAAACTACAAGAAGAATCGATAAACAAATATACAATTGACACATATAGGTTAAACGAATTTCCATTCAATTCAACATTATATGAAACATATATTGGTAGAAAAATAAATAATGCTGACTTTGAATATAAGAATATTTTAACAGTCGGTAATAACAATAGTTTTATTAGTTCACCAATTAAACCAGAGGCTTGGGTTAATAGCGTGTTCACAAAAAACATATTTTCAAATAAAATAAAATTAAACACAATATCCCAAACAGGTGATGTCTTTGATTTATATGAAAATTTATTAAATACACCATATTTCCACAAACAACTTTACAACGATTTCCTTAAGGGTGGGGTAACAAATAGGTATGTTGGCTCAGCGTACTTATTACTTAATTCATTACCATTTAAAGAGATGGATGATTTAATTGATTTCAACGGAAGTCCAATATTGATGTCTTCTTTATTTAAGGAAGTTGGCGCGTCACACTTTATCCCATATCATTTAATATTAAAATGGGGTGCTCAATACCATAGGTATAAAACATACCTTAAAGATGGTATTGACATAATAAGCGGTGCAACAGCGCCAATCAACGGAAGCACATTTTTTGACAATGGAACAAACACAACATTTAATTTAAGTGGTATAACAGCTTCAATGAGTGGTGCTACATACAATTCAAATGAATATATTGGTTTGTCACCATACTACTTTAGTATTTTTCATCAAATTGTAAATGGGTATAGTTTTTACAATCCATCCGGATTTACTGGTACACCTACTAGTTCAGCAATTGCCGCGGCATTATTTGCAAATACAATTACTAGTGGAATAACAAAATACTCAGTTAATTCATCAATAGGTAGCCCTGGATATTCGATCACCTCTTTTGTTGATAATAGTAAATTTGAATCTTTGGATAAGAGGTATACAATATTACCTTCTGCACAGATATATGATAGTCCAATAGATTTAGAAACAAACTTTAATGCTTTTATACAGGATTCATATAAATTAATTCTTGATAATCCAGGTATGTATGTAGATGTGACACCGTATAGTGTTTTTAATTTACCTGAATATAACGAAGGGTTTAAAAATCTTAGTGGCACATATTCATTAATTGGGGAACAACGTAAGTTCTTTGATTTAATATCTGTGTTCAGTCCAAAATTATTAGATACCATGGAAGAGATGTTTATAGAATTTTCTTCCTTAGATCTTACTTTAGATTCGGCGAACAATCTTGAAAATTATAAAACATTTCAGGGGTTACTTAGAGCGATATGTTCATTACCTATGGATGGTATTGATTTTTCAAAAGATGAAAACAAAATCAACATTGTTAAGAACCAAACAAAAAATTTAGAAAAAATAACACAATCTATTTTAGAAAATGTTAATCTAAAAAAACTAACTATTGGTAACCCAAAACAAATTGACAACTACACTTTATCTGGATTTGCTGGTTATAGTGAAAACTATTCTGTTGGTCAATTTGATTCAACACAGGTAACGCAACAAAATTTAAAATTAATTGAATTGTATGTTGGTTACAATATTACTGGAACAACATATTCAAATATAAGTAATAATTTATATTTAAATTTTTTCCAAGTAAACAATATAGGTCTTAATGAACAAAATATCTATGATCACAGGGAATTGGCTAGAATATATGCTGGATGGGTAAAATCAAACAGGGATATATCAACTGGTTTTACACCAAGTAATTTAACTTTTGTTTCATACATAAAAGACGAAATAGTTAAAAAACAAGATAAGAGATTATTAGACTATCTTGACAATATTATTCCAAAACTAAACACCTTAGCCCCAAATAAACAAACAGATAAAGTATCAATTTATCATGGATTTAATGAGGCGAAAACAACCAAATTAGATTTATACCAATTTTTCAAATCTTTTAATGATAAGTGGATTGCAGGTAATGCGATAGGCCAAAGGTATTTAATGGATGAATTTTTATTCTTAGATAGAGCCAATAAGGATATTGGTGACGATGCTTATATTTCATTAGAAAGATTGATTTCATTGGCAGACGAAAAAAATATTAAGGTAGATTTATATAGCGCAATTTCTATATTAATCCAAGGTACTAATTTTGATATGAGACCATTACCGGCTTATATAAATTTTTACGGTACAAACGCAGCAAACAAAAAGAAAGTAACACCGTCAAAAGGTTTAGCAAAAACTTTATTTGGAACACACTTAGATGTTGATTATCAGGATTCATCACCAAAAATTATTTTACAATATGTAAATGGGGTATCAAAGTATCTTGACATGAGTAGAGTTAGTAAAGAATATAGATTTAAAAATGATGCTTTTGATATTAAAGACTCAACAAACAATCCATTGCTTATTGAACCAAAAATATTTTTGGATGCGGATCTTTCTAAATCAAATAGAGTTGTTTCTTTTGAAGTTAATTTTGGGGATTTTGGTCAAGGTATCTTTAAAGAAATATCTTTAGATCAAAGCACATATAAAAATACTAATGAAAGTGCTTTAGCTCAAGAAAGATTGGCTAGATCAGAGGGTGGTGGTGGTAGTCACCAGGTTGATATTGGTTTATTTGATATATACAAAACAGCATCTTATCAATGTACAATTACAATGATGGGTAATGTGATGATGCAACCAACTATGTATTTTTATCTAGCAAATATCCCAATGTTTGAAGGAACATATTTGATTTTTGACGTTTCACACCAAATACGTGAAAATACAATACAAACAACACTAACAGGTGTTAGATTGTCAAATAGTATGTTACCTAATCTAGAAAACTCATTTATGTCTAGTTATAGACCATTATTTAGTAGAGTACTATCTTCGGCAATAAAAAAGAAACAATATGCAGCTAATCAGATACAAACTGAAAAAACTATTACATTAAAGAATAATGAAAATGCTAATATCAATCCAGGAAATTCTGTTTCAGGTGAAGATTTGGATAAAATGATTATAAAGGAAAATGGGTTCCATAAAGATTTAATACCATTCAACGGAGTTAAGTACAACGGTAAAGAAGAAAAATTTGTACAATACATTGAAAAATCCACAAATGATAAGTGGTTACGTGCTGCTGTCATTAGAATGGGTGGGCCTCAATACCCTATTAGTGATAATGAAAATATGTTGTTAATATCTGGATTAAAATCCAATCCAACTATAATAAAAACTTGGGGGGATATTAGTGGTAGTCTTAATGAATATTATTCGGTTAGAGTAAATTTAAATCAATCTAATAAAGAAGATATTTTTAAATATAAAACAGAGTTTTTAAACCCTAAAACAAGCACAACATACACACTTCAACCAGTATTAAACGTGAACACAAGCACGTATAACGGACCAGTACATGTTGGTCCGCCAGAAAGTATCGGGAATTACGGTATTGGTATGAACTCAATTCTAATGAAAAAATTAAAATTAAATGAGGGGGATATAGTTTATTTTAGACTTATTTAGTAAAATACTCATTTTTATAATATTTATTGATATACATTTAAAAATTATGAACAAAATAAATAATTCAGTTGACCAATTCTTAAGTCCAAAGACTTCAAGACAAGTGTCAAAAAATGAAATGGAAAGGGAAGAATGCGATTTACAAACCGGCGAATGCTATATCATTAGATCAAAAGACGGTATTGTTGAAAGAATAAATAAAAAATACGTTACCGAAGACGGTAGACAATTATTACAAGACTAACATCATGCTAGAAAAAAAATTATTAGAAGAGATTAATAGATATAAGTCTATTAATAAAAACGCTAACTCACTATATGTGATTAATGAACAAGAGGCTGCGTTACCTCCAGAATTACCTAGCCCTGAAGGCGAATTACCAGCACCAGACCCTGCAGCTAGTATGGGGGCACCAATGGAACCTGGTCCGGTTATGGATTCTTCTGTTGAAAGCACTGAAGAAGTTGATGTTACAGATTTAGTTAATATGACTAAAAACATCAAAAATGAATTAGAGCAATCAAAAAATGAAAATGGAGATGTTATTAGAAAAATGGATGATGTGTTTTCTAAATTAAGTGATTTGGAAACTAAACTATCTAATATGGATAACGTTTTAAACATGATTGATCAGTTGGGTGCTAAAATAGATGAAGTTAAACCACAAACACCTCAAGAAAAATTAGAGATGCGTTCTTTGGATTCATATCCTTTTAATCAAAAACCTCAAGAATTTTTCGCACATAAACAAGACGAAATGAGAGCTAGTGGTAAAAACGAATACGTTTTAACTAAAAACGATATAGAAAACTACTCTAAAGAAACATTACCAAAAACATTTAATCCATTTACTGATGATGACCAAGAACCTAGATTCCAATATTAATTTCTTTTTACAGACACAATTTCAATTAAGAATTCTTCATTGGCAAACAAAAGGATATGCTAGACATAAAGCGTTTGGTAAAACATATGATACACTAGAAGATTTAATTGATTCTTTTGTTGAGGTTTCTATGGGTAAAAATGGTAGATTTGTTTTGCAAGAAGAAAATAAAACAATAAAAGTCGAAAATCTAGTTGAAGTTGGTATTGTTGATTTCTTACAAGGTATTAAAGCCAAACTAATAGGAATGTCTGCGGAGCTTTCTAAAGAAAACGACACAGATTTATTAAATATTAGAGACGAAATGTTGGCAACAATCAATAAATTGGCTTATTTATTAACATTAGAATAAAATAAATTTAAAAAATGATATCAGGTTCAGCAGCCCTACAGGCATCAAATACAACAACAGGTTCCCTTTCGTATATTAATACATTAGTTTCTGGTGCGACAGTACAAGGGGTTTACAGTATTATCGTTGGTGATAGTTACATTAATGACAGCATGGCCCAAGAACTAAGAAGTGTTTATGGTTACAATGTAACAAAAAGAAACGCATTTATGGGGACTAATTATGATTATATTGTTAAATGGGGGGATTAAACATTATTTCCTTAAAATTTTAAAAAACATTAAGCCCAGATTTTTTTATCTGGGTTTTTTTATTTATATTTGTTTATAAGATTATTAACATTTAAATTTTAAATCATGTCTAACGTTTTACAAGCAGCATTGGCTCAGTACGAAAAGAACACTAAGTCAAACACATCACAACAGAAAATCAGCTCAGAAGAGCGATTAAAAATGTATTTCGCAGCAATCCTACCAAAAGGACAAACTAGCGGAATGAAAAGAATCAGAATCCTTCCACCAGCAGAAGGACAAGAACTATTTTGGACGGAAAAATATTTCCACGAGATCCAAGTCGACAAAAAATGGGTAAAGTTATACGACCCTGCTCAGGATGGAGAAAAATCCCCACTAAATGAGGTTGCAGACGCATTAAAAATGACCGGTAACGAAGCAGACCGCAAATTAGCTGGTCAATATCGCGCTAGAAAATTTTATATCTTAAGAGTTATCGATAGAGATAACGAACAAGACGGCGTAAAATTCTGGAGAATTAAACATAGCCTTAAAAACGATGGTGCTTATAACAAAATCATGGATATTGTTAAAGCTAAGAATGAAGATATCTCAGATCCAGTAAATGGTAGAGATTTGACAATTACTTTGTCAGTTATTAAAAACCCTATGGGTGGTGAATATACCGCTATTACTAGTGTTATTCCGGATGACAAATCACCAATTAGCACTAACGAAGATCAAAAAGCGTTATGGTTAGGAAATGAGATGACCTGGAGGGAGGCTTATTCAATTAAGCCAGTTGAATATCTACAAGGTATCGCTGAAGGGTATACTCCAAGATGGAATGGTGATACTAAAAAGTGGGTATATGGTGAGGAAGCTGAAATGCTATTAACACCAAATGCTGCTAGCGCTCCAGCAGTAGATCCACAACAAGATGACGTGGAGGACGAAGATCTACCGTTCTAATTAATTAACAACATGTCTCCGACACCAATGTCGGAGACATCTTTTAAAAAACAAAACAATGGCTATTAAAAAACAAGACTTTTCTATTTCTAGTATTACTTCAAAGTATTCTAGTAAAACAACATATAAACCAGATAGGTTCTTAGATTTAGGTGACGCATTTCTAGATGCCACTGGACTACCAGGACCGTCTCTAGGACACATTAATATGTTCCTTGGTCACTCTGATACCGGAAAGACAACGGCTCTCTTAGGAGCCGCTTCAGACGCTATCAAGAAGGGTATGTTACCTATCTTTATTATCACTGAACAGAAATTTGATTTTGATCATGCTAGTATCATGGGTATACCTGTGGTAAAAGAAGTTGATGAGTCAACTGGTGAGATAAATTATTCTGGAGACTTTATTTTTAAGAATGATTTTGAATACATTGAACAAATCACGGATTTTATTAATGAAATGCTTGATTTACAAGAAAAGGGTGAGTTACCTTATGATTTATTATTCTTGTGGGATTCAGTTGGTTCAGTACCATGTAAAATGACGTTTGAAGGTAAAGGTGGTGCACAACATAATGCTAGAATCTTATCTGACAAAATAGGTCAGGGGCTAAACCAAAGAATTTCTGGATCTAGAAGAGCAGATAAACCACATACAAATACTTTAATTATTGTTAATCAACCTTGGGTTGAACTACCAGATAATCCGTTTGGACAACCAAAAATTAAAGCAAAGGGCGGTGAGGCTGTTTGGTTAAATTCGACATTGGTATTTAGATTTGGTAACGAAAAGAATGCTGGTACAACAAAAATTACTATCACAAAGAACAAGAGAACTGTAGTTATTGCTACTAGAAGCAAGATTACAGTTATGAAAAACCACGTTAATGGTATTCAGTTTGGAGACGGTAAAATTATGGTAACACCACATGGTTTCATGAGAGCAAAAGAAGCTGCTGAAGAAAAGAAATCAAGGGAAGATTATGTTAAAGATAACTTAAAATATTTGAGTTCATTATTTGAAGAAAATGTTGAAAGTGTGACAGATATCAAATTTGACTCAATCATAGAAGACACTGAATAGTTATTGTTTAATTTATAATTTAAAGACATCATGTCTAACGTATTATTGGTTGATGGAGACAATCTATTAACTATTGGGTTTCACGGTTTAAAAAACCACTACTACAAAGAAAAACACATTGGTGGCTTATATCACTTTATAAACACACTTAAGAGATCTTTTGATGCATTTCAACTAGATAAAATATGTGTTTTTTGGGACGGTAAAGATGGATCTCTTTCAAGAAAGAAAATCTATCACCTCTATAAAGAAAATAGACGTGAAAGAATTAGAAGCGAAGAAGAGATCCATTCTTATCGATCTCAAAGAGATCGGGTAAAACAATATCTGGAAGAACTATATGTTAGACAAGCTGAGTTCGAATATTGTGAAGCTGACGATTGTATCGCATACTACACACAAACATCCCCAAAAGAAAAAAAAGTTATTTATTCATCTGATCGAGATTTAATGCAACTAATAAAAAAAGATGTTGCATTATATAATCCTTCACACCAAAAAGTTTATAATGCAAACGACATTGTTGAATATGATAAGGAAAAAATTATCGTTGAAAACGTAAAGCTTGTTAAGATACTTTGTGGTGACCCTTCTGATAACATATATGGAATCAGAAATCTCGGGCTAAAAAGATTGATAACTTTATTCCCTGAAATACAAAATAAAGAGTTAACTTTATCAGAAGTTAGGGAAATGGGTGATAAATTGTTTGAGCAAGATAAACACAATAAATTAATACAAAATTTTCTAACCGGAGTAACCAAATTAGGTGTATTTGGTGATGAGTTTTTCGCAATTAATAACGAGATAGTCTCACTGGACGAACCAATATTAACTGAAGATGCTAGAACTGGAATATCTGGACTTATTGATGAGCGTTTAGATACTGAAGGTAGATCCTATAAAAACGCTATGAAAATGATGAGTGACGATGGAATTTTTACTCTACTACCCAAGGGGGATGACGCCGTAGTTAATTTCCTAAACCCATTCCTTAGATTAACAAGAATCGAAAAAAATAAACAAATAATAAAATTTAAAATTAAAAAGTAAAAATTCAGTTTTATGAATAAGCAAAAACAAACATTCAACGACGAAATGCAAAAATTCGAGTTTCTATTAACTCTAGACGGAAACATTATTTGCCAAAGATATTTTTTTGTAAAGGATCATAACCCTAGAGCAAAAAGATCAATGGATTTACACTATGAAGTGAAACAAATTTGTGACGATATTTCACATGATTTGAAATTAAAAAGTTCCGATTATTTAGCTGATAATCTACACTTTTTTACCAATAACGAGTTTGTGGAAGATCCAAAAGAGCGTGATGAGCAATACTTTTTATTGCAAATTAAACAATTTGACGATGTATTTATTGAAAGGATTTTCCCAGCACATTACTATCACCCGAAAGTAAGATATGCTGTAGACATTCGACCAATGTTGAAAACAATCCTCAACAATTTAACTGAAATCTTGTCAGAAAGTAACCCTGAGACAAGATATCTTCAGTACGAACTATAGTATTTTTATTTTTAAACATTATTAATTAATTTTATGACAGATAGACACTTCGGACATTTAGGTACAGAATATCAAATGTCTTTATTAAAAATTTTAATTGAAGACAAGAAATTCGCTGAAACAATCATCGATGTACTAGATTCAACTTATTTTGAAAATGGATCTTTTAGGTTCATTATGCAAAATTTAAAGGAGTATAGCACTTCTTTCAAGACTATGCCGTCATATGACTCACTGAAACAAAAGATCATTTCAGAAAACTCAAATGATACTGTATTGAGATCTAATATCGATACAATAGAAAATATTAAAAACCACGACATTGCCGGTGGTGATGTTAATTTCACAAAGGAAAAGGCTGTTAATTTTTGTAAACAACAAGTATTAAAAAAAGCTATAAAGGAAGTTGAATCAATTACTGCTAATGGTGAGTTCGAAGAATACCATAAGATTGAAAACATCATTCAAAAGGCTCTACAAGTAGGAATTACTAATGATGAATTACAAGACGTATTCGACAATATTGGTGATGCGTTAAAACCTGATTCAAGGTCACCAATTCCAACAGGAATTATTGGAATTGATAATCTATTAAAAGGTGGATTAGGTAGAGGTGAACTAGGGGTAGTATTAGCACCAACAGGTACAGGTAAAACAACTTTACTAACCAAATTTTCTAACACTGCGTATAATACTGGTGCCAATGTTGTTCAAATTTTCTTTGAAGATAATATTAACAATATTAAGAAAAAACATTATACAATTTGGACGGGGATTTCACCTGATGACCAAGTTTTAGATCCAGAACAAACAACAGCTTTAGTTGAAGAGGCCCAAGCTGGTAAAAAGGGACAACTTAGATTATTGAAACTACCTAGTGATTCTGTTACTATTAGTTCAATTAAATCTAAATTAAGAAAGTTAATGGCAGATGGTTTTAAAATAGATCTATTAACTTTGGATTATATTGATTGTATTTCACCAGAAAGAAGTACATTTGGGGAAGAATGGAAAGGTGAGGGGTCAATTATGAGAGCTTTAGAGTCAATGACATCCGAATTTGATATCGCAATATGGACCGCAACACAAGGTAATCGTGAATCAATATCATCTGAGGTTGTTACAACAGACCAAATGGGTGGTTCAATTAAGAAAGCTCAAATCGGCCACGTTGTTATGTCAATTGGTAAAACACTTGAACAGAAAGAACATAATTTGGCAACATTAACACTTTTGAAATCTAGAATTGGTAGAGATGGTGTGGTATTCAATAATTGTAAATTCGATAATGAATATATTCTTATTGACACTGACTATCAAAATACACTTCTTGGCCACAGGGAGAATAAAGAAGAAGAAACTAAAGACAGAATTAGAAGAGCTTTAGAAAATAAGGAAAGAGTACAAAACGAAGTAAGAAAATCATTAAAAACAGAACAATAAAAAAAACATGAAAGAAAAGATCCTAACAGACAATCCAGGAAGATTCGTATTATTCCCAATTGAACACCATGACTTATGGAAGTTTTATAAACAACAAGAAGCGTGTTTTTGGACCGCAGAAGAAATAGATCTGCAACAAGACATATATGACTGGGATAACAAATTAAATGCTGATGAACAACATTTCGTTAAACACGTTTTAGCATTTTTTGCGGCTTCAGATGGTATTGTTAATGAAAATTTGGCAATGAACTTTGTTAATGAGGTACAATATACTGAAGCTAAATTTTTCTATGGTTTTCAAATCATGATGGAAAATATTCATAGTGAAACATATTCGCTATTGATAGATTCTTATATTAAAGATAAGGAAGAACAAAATAAATTATTTAATGCGATTGATACGATCCCAGCTATCAAAAAGAAAGCTGATTGGGCTATTAAATGGATTAATTCAGAATTATTTGTTGATCGTTTAGTTGCTTTTGCTGCAGTTGAAGGTATTTTCTTTTCTGGGTCATTTTGTTCAATTTTTTGGTTAAAAAAACGTGGTTTAATGCCTGGTTTAACATTTTCTAATGAATTAATATCAAGAGATGAGGGTATGCACTGTGATTATGCTTGTCATTTATTTAATAACCATATTGAAAATAAAATTTCACATGAACGTATCAAAGAAATTATCTGCGGTGCGTTAGAGATTGAAAAGGAGTTTATTCTTGAAGCGTTACCAGTTCGTTTGATTGGTATGAATTCAGAGTTAATGGCTCAATACTTAGAATTTGTTACAGATAGACTATTGGTTTCTTTAGGTGTACCAAAAGTATACAATTCAGAAAACCCATTTGACTTTATGCAAAACATTGCATTGCAGGGCAAAACAAATTTCTTTGAAAAAAGAGTTGCTGAATATCAAAAAGCGGGTGTAAATAACGGTGCAGAAGATTTAGAATCTGCATTTGGTGAGGTTGATTTTTAACATAACAGAATAGAATAAAAATGAAAGTATTAAAAAGAAGTGGTTCCCTAGAGGAAATGAAATATGATAAAATTACACGAAGAATAAGCGCTTTGTGTGATGATTTAAACCTAGATTATATTGATCCAACCTTAATCACTTTAAAGGTGACACAAGGGATATATGATGGGATATCAACAACAGAATTAGATACACTTGCAGCAGAAACAGCCGCATCTATGACAACCGTACATCCAGACTATGCCAGATTGGCTGGCCGTTTGGCTGTAACTAATTTACATAAAACAACACATAGAAAATTTTCACAAACAATTAAAGAATTACATTCTTTTGTTGAACCAAAAACAAATAAAGAATCTTCATTAATTGATGATGAGGTTTATAAATTTGTAATGGAAAATAAAGAAGTGTTGGATGGTGCAATTGTTATTGATAGAGATTTTGATTTTGACTATTTTGGTTTTAAAACACTAGAGCGTTCTTATTTACTTAAGATCGGCGATAGAGTTGTTGAAAGACCTCAGTATCTATACATGAGAGTAGCTGTGGGTATTTGTAATGGGGATATTAAAGAAGCGCTTCGTATTTATGACGATTTATCACAACACTTTTACACACATGCGACACCAACATTATTTAATGCTGGAACTCGTAGACCACAAATGTCTTCATGTTTTTTAATTGGTAATAAGGGTGACGATATTGATGGTTTATTTGACACAATTAAAGACGTTGCTAAGATATCTAAATGGGCTGGAGGTATTGGGCTTCATGTTCATGATGTTCGTGCTAAGGGCGCATATATTAAAGGCACTGGTGGACAATCAGATGGTTTGTTACCAATGATGAAAACATATAATGAAGTTGCTCGTTGGATTAATCAAGGTGGTAAAAGAAAAGGGTCTTTTGCTGTTTATCTTGAACCATGGCATGCAGACATTATGGAATTCATTGATTTACGAAAAAATCATGGTAAAGAAGAGATGAGAGCTAGAGATTTATTCTTAGCTATGTGGACACCAGATTTATTTATGCAACGTGTTGAAGCTGATGGTGACTGGTCACTATTTTCACCAGACGAAGCACCTGGATTATCAGATGCTTACGATACCCCAGAAGACAAAGCATTCACTCGTTTATATGAATCATATGAACAACAAGGCTTAGCTAGAAAAACTATCAAGGCTAGAAAATTAATGGATGCTATCTTGACGGCACAAATTGAAACAGGTACACCGTACATGTTATACAAGGATGCGGCGAATTATAAATCAAATCAAAAAAACCTAGGTACAATTAAATCATCAAATTTATGCACAGAGATAATTGAATATAGTTCACCAACAGAACAAGCTGTTTGTAATTTAGCGTCAATCGCTTTACCAAAATATATTGTAGATGGTGAGTTTAATCATGATTTATTATATGAATACACATATCAAGTAGTTAAAAACTTAAACAATGTAATTAATTTAAATTTTTATCCAACTGAAGAAACTAAAAATTCTAATTTCAAACACAGACCAATTGGTTTAGGTATTCAAGGATTGGCAGATATTTTCTGTGTTTTAAATATTCCTTTTGAAAGTGAAGAAGCTGATAAATTGCAGACAGATATTTTTGAAACAATTTATTTTGCTGCAATGACATCATCAAAAGATATTTCTAAAATTACTGGGCCATATGAATCAATTGTTGGGGCACCTATTGAAAAAGGTATTTTTCAATTTGAAATGTGGGGTAAAAAAGATAGCGATCTATCCGGCAGATGGAATTGGAAAGCATTAAGAAAAGAAGTTATTAACTACGGTGTTCGAAATTCATTATTAGTTGCTCCGATGCCAACAGCATCTACGGCTCAGATTTTGGGTAATAACGAAGCGTTTGAACCATTTACAACTAATATGTATTCAAGAAGAACATTAGGTGGTGAATTCGTAGTTGTTAACAAACATTTAGTTACAAAATTGATGACTTTAAATTTATGGAATGAAGATTTGAAGAAAAAATTAATGTTAGAAAATGGTTCAGTTCAAAACATTCCAGAAATACCAACAGAGGTTAAAGAGGTTTATAAAACAGTTTGGGAGATGTCACAAAAAAGAATTCTTCAGATGGCGGCTAATAGATCAATTTTTATTGATCAGTCACAATCATTGAATTTATTTATTGCTGACGCAACTAAACCAAAACTTCTTGCCGCTCATTTATTTGGTTGGAAATTAGGTTTAAAAACAGGAATGTACTATCTAAGAACTAAATCTGCTGTCGATCCACTAAAAGGATTAGGTATGGATACAGCTACAGCAAAACCGGTTGAACAACAACAACAAACTGTGGTATATAATGTTCCTACAAACAATAGTTTGATTAGCGAACAAACACCAGAGACTGTGATGATGTCGGAAAAACCGACAGATTCACCCTTTGAGTGTGAGGGTTGTGGATCATAAAATAATGGGTGGCTCCCTCAAAGCGTAGCTGTCGTTGAGGCGTACCTTAAGCATCCATGACTTGTGAATACAGGGGGCGAATATCAAGTCACTAAATTATATTGCGACATTTTTCAAGACATTTTATCTTGATTTATGTCGCAATTTTATTTATATCTATTTTAGTATTGTTTATATTTATATGTATGGCTACAAGATATGGTATAGATTTTCCGTTTAGAGATAGTACTATCGGAGATTACGTTAGAATGACTCAGTCTAGAGAGGATGAAATTCGTGCTAACTTAGTTCATCTATTATTAACTAGAAGAGGGAGTAGATATTTTCTACCAGATTTTGGTACGAGATTATATGAATTTATATTTGATTTAAACGATTCAATAACGTACGCGAGTATTGAAGAAGAAATAAGGGAAACAATAAAAAAATACATACCTAACTTAGAAATAAACTCAATAAAAATAACAAACCCTGAATTAGAACCCGAAGACGGTATTTCTTCAGTTAGTGAGGAAGATGATGCTAGGTTATTCAGAATCGGAGATTCTTCTAGTAAACCATATACCGCAAAAATAAGGCTTGATTATGTAACTAATAATTCAACATTTTCAATATCAGATTTTATAATTATCAATATATAATATGAGCAAAAAAATTTCATATACTAATCGTGACTTTGCTGGGCTAAGACAAGATCTTGTTAAATTAACAAACGAGTTTTATCCAGATGTCATTCAAAATACTAACGATGCGTCAATCTATTCGGTTTTATTAGATTTAAATGCCGCAATAGCGGATAACTTACACCATCACATAGATAGAGTTTGGCAAGAAACTATGCTAGATTTTGCACAGCAAAGACAATCATTGTTTCATATTGCTAAAACATATGGTATCAGAATTCCTGGTTCTAGACCGTCTGTGGCTTTATGTGATTTTAGTATAATTGTGCCGGTTAAGGGTGATAAAGATGATGATAGATATGAAGGTATTTTAAGATCCGGTGTACAAATATCTGGTGGTGGGCAAATTTTTGAGACGATTAGTGATATTGATTTTTCAAACCCATTTAACGAAAGAGGGGAATCAAATAGATTAAAAATACCTAATTTTGATAATAACAACAGAATTATTTCATACACAATTACAAAAAGGGAACCCGTTGTAAATGGTGTCACAAAAATCTTTAGAAGAGTCATAACACAAAGAGACCAAAAACCATTTTTCAAATTATTTTTACCAGAACAAAATGTTTTAGGTATTAGTGGAATGATACATAAAGATGGTACTAATTTTATCAGTAATCCAACAAACACCGAATTTGCTACTAGTGCTAATAAATGGTATGAAGTTAAATCATTAGTTGAAGATAAAGTTTTTATCCCAAACACAACAGCCGTTTCAGATAAAAATAATTTTAAAGCTGGTGAATACGTTTCAGTAAGCAATAAATTTATTACTGAATATACACCAGAAGGATATTATTATCTTACTTTCGGATCTGGAAACGTAAATCCATTAGACAATTTAAACGATTATATTACAAATAACCTTAAAGTTAATTTAGGTAATTATTTAAATAACACGTCTTTAGGCGCAATACCGAAGCAAGATACTACACTCTTTATAAAATATAGAATTGGTGGTGGTAAGGAAAGTAATTTAGGTATTGGTGTATTAAACAATGTTGAAAATTCTGAATTCATTATAAACGGGCCTAACTCAGCTATAAATGACCAGGTGTCACAATCATTATCGGTTACAAATATTACAGCGGCCGTAGGTGGCGCGGACCAACCAACAGTAGAAGAACTACGTGGTATGATCGCATATAATTTCTCAGCCCAAAACAGAGCGGTTACATTGAATGATTATAAATCAATGGTGGAGACAATGCCATCAACATATGGCGCTCCAGCTAAAGTAAATGTGATGGAAGAAGACAATAAGGTAAGAATTAAACTATTATCATATGATGAGAGTGGAAATCTAACAAGTATTGTATCAAACACATTAAAACAAAACATATTAAACTATCTGTCTGAATATAGAATGATTAACGACTATTTGGATATTGTTAGTGGTGAAGTAATTGATTTGGGTTTAGAAATTGATGTTTTATTGGATAAAAATCAAAATCAAACCGAAGTTATTAGAGATATCATATCAAGCACAACCAGTTATTTTTCAATAGATAAAAGAAAAATGGGCGACCCACTTTTTGTTGGTGAATTAATGAAAGAAGTTAGTAATGTTTCTGGTGTTGTAAACGTGATCGACGTTAGGGTTTTTAATAAAACCGGAGGCGAATATTCTTCGTCAGAAGTGTCTCAATCATACAAAGATGCAACAACTAAAGAAATCCAACAAAGTGATTTAACCGTCTTTATGAAAGCAAATCAGATTTTCCAAATCAGATTCCCAAACAAAGATGTTAAAATCAGGGTAAAAACATTAGGTTCGACTACATATTAATCTATTTTTTACTTATCTTTTTAATTACAGAAATTAGATAAGTTTCTATTTATAGATAGTATGGTTCAAAAACACAGAATAAACACTAGATTAAATAGTGACAAGAAAATATCGGTCGAATTAAAGCAAAATTATGACCTTTTAGAAATCTTATCACTTAAGTTCACGCAACAAGATGCGTATACGTCATTGTGTGCCGATTACGGCGTTGTTTGCGGAAGAATATCCGTTAACAATGGATTAGGTGTTCCTAACGCCAGAGTATCTATTTTTATCCCTTTAACGGAACAAGACGAATTAGATCCAGTTGTATCAACATTATATCCTTATAAATTAACTAATGACACAAATGAAGAGGGTTATAGATATAATCTATTTCCAGCTAGAAAACAGCATGGTGGACATGAACCAATAGGAACATTCCCCGACCAAGCAAATATTCTTGGGTCAGAAGAGTATTTAGAGGTTTACGAAAAATATTATAGATACGTAGCCAAAACCAATTCTTCTGGTGACTTCATGATCTGGGGCGTACCTCTTGGAGAACAGTTAATCCACGTCGATGTTGATCTATCTGATATCGGGTGCTTTTCATTAAGACCGGATGATTTTATTAGACAAGGTAAGGGTGTTGATGCATTTAAAAATACATATACCTTTAAAAACTCTACCGATTACGCATCACTACCACAAGTTGTTTCTTTTGAGCAAACTATTGATGTCGCGCCTTTTTGGGGTAATGTTGACCTATGTCAAATAGGTATAACTAGAACCGACTTTGATCTATCTGATCAAGGTGTTAAAATAGAGCCAAAGTCATATGTATTAGGTTCCGTATTTAGCGACCAGGGTAATAACGCAGTTAATAAAAATTGCCGAGCAAAACCTGGTATGGGTGAAAAATGTTCATTAATAGCTGAAGAAGCTGTTGTTGAAGTATTAAGGTTCACCAATCGAAAAGACGAAAATAATAGACCTATACTTGAATTTTATGAATTAAACGAAGATGTTGATGAAAGTGGCTCATTTGTTTTAAGTTTACCAATGAACATGGAGTATGTTTATACTAATGAATTTGGTGAAAATGAAATAACAAATGATCCAAACAAAGGTGTTCCAACCTCATCATGTTATAGATTCAGAGTTTCAATAAAAAATGAGTCATTAGGTAGAGTAAGAACAACAGCATCATATCTAATTCCAAATATTAGAGAGTATGCAACAAGTGACACAGAAATAGATAAATCATATGCTTGGTCAACAAATTGGTCAGATTACCCAACAGCGGCATTAAACGATCAAATGATTTTTAAAAATACTGAAGGTAGTTTTTACCCTCAAGATTATTTTTATAGATTAAATTATAACAAAGTTTACAGTGTATCTTCATTTATAAGTTCTTATGATGGAGGTACCTTAGGCATACAAGAAATTTCACCAAAAGCTGAGGATAACTGTGAAAGCAATGTTGTTACACCACCAGTTAATTTTGGAACAAAAAACTTTTCATTTTCAATTTTATTAGCAATAATAATTAATACTTTCGAAAGGCTTATTTACTACGCTTTTGTTGCTGCGGTACAGGTTTTGATCTTACCATTTCAAAAACTTTACGAATTTAGAATTTATGCTAGAGCGTTAGGGGTTACTATCATTGACTGGAGACCATTTGGTTTTTTTGATAGACTAGTTATTGAACCATTACAAAGATTTGGAACTGTCAGATTAGGTATTGCGATATATCCTGAATGTGAAACATGTGACAACTTAGACTATAGTAATGATGCACCAGAAACTAATATAGACCCTGAAGGTTATTATACACAAGTTGGTACTGGAACAGCATATCCAGATAGTTTATTGGCTAGCGCATGTTCGATCACAGATGAAGACACCTCGCTAGCCACAGTTTATTTAAAAATACCTAGTGGAATTGCTGGTTGTACATTACCATCGTTTCAACCAACATTGACGGGGATAACGATCGATGATATTAAATCGTCATCAGGTAGATATATATTTAAAGTTGTTTCCACAGGTCTTTATACAGATTTAGATGTTTACACTCGAGAGTTTGTTGATGTTAGTGGTACCACACATACATTGTATTATTTTGACGACACCAGACAAAATACTTGGGTTAGTGGTTCACCACAAACAACAACATTTTCATATAAAATATTTGATTCACAATCCTTAGTTAGTGGTGGGCAACCTTCTGGTGGGCTAAATTCAGAATTAGAAGGTGGATGTCAACAATATGTTACAGTTTATAAGGAAAGTATTGTTAAGGGTACATATTGTGTCACAAATCCAGCAACACCATATAGTGGATTAACGTCTTCAGATATCACAACCGGAACAGCATGCACGTCTGGTAAAATAGCTGTTGGTCAAGTAATAAGAAGTGTTACTAATAACCCTTGTGGTACATGTGGTACACATAGTGGTTTTTCTGAGTTCAGATATGGGTTATACACAATTATTCCTGCTGCGGCAACCGGTAACTGGGTGGCAAACTTTGATGCAATAACTGAATACTCTAGAAGAAAACTAGTTGGTAAATTATTTTGTGGAGGTATATCAAACTATAAATTTATTGATAACTGGTTAACAGGCGCTTTATATATGTTTCCATTTAAAGCTAAGGTTAGATGGGATGATGAAGAAACTCTAGATTTAAATTATCGAAGAACAAAATTTTGTGATGATTTAGTTTATTTTAAAGTCGGCTCAATTGACAACCCAAACAAAAGATTCTATTACAGATCAACCTATTTTAATGGATCTACCTTCAATAGAAGTGTGAGAAATAGTCTTGGGCACCCAACAACACTAGTTGATATGGGACCAAGAGATGAATTTATTAAAGAAATTTGTGTTGATCCATTACTTGATCCAAACTGTTCAGTTACTAGAAATATCGGACCAACATCATTTCAAAGTTTTGGTGAAATGCTAGGATTATATATTAATTATAAACTAGATTATCTAAACGAAAATGGTAATTATAATTCATTTTTTCAAAATGATGGGTTTTATTCTACACTAGGTGTCGACAATGTTATGAATGGGGATATTACACAATTAATATCTATGAACAACGAGGCGGGTATTGAAGAATTTGATTTACAAAATAGAAATTACGCTGTTTATTCGCCACAGGTTTTAGACGTGGAAAGTTATCCAACATTATTAGATGGTGGGCCAATGCCAATAAATTTGGTATTAGATGATGGTGAGGGGTATAGAGTTAGAGCTTGTTTAAACGAACCTGGTAGATTAACAGAATCATCACAACCTGTACCATTTCACTTATGGGATAAAAAGGGTGCTGGTTTTGGTAGTGGTGTAGATCAATCTTGGAATTATTCAGGTATACAAACACAACCACTCCAAGGTATGACCTACGGTTATAACTATACAGGTGATACTTCACACAAGTATATTCTATTTCCAATGACAAAACAATATGCTGGAAATGTATTTGAATATGGTGGTGTTGTACTTAATGATGTAAATGCTGATTTTGAAATTGTTGGTGTAACAAATACAGAATACACAAACTTTAATAATCAAGAAGAAGGATTTACGGTTTTAATAATAACATCAGGAACACTTGACAACCCATTAACAGGAACGTTATGGACAAGAACTGGTGAGGTTGGTAATTGGACATCACAAGCATGGAATAATGATGTTGATTTTGTAATTAAACCAACAACAACAAATTATAATAGTAACTTACAAATTTTATCAACACCATTTTTATTTTATTTTGGTTTAAGACCAGGTAAAACTGCGGTAGATAAATTTATAGAAAGATTTGGACCTAAAGGAGCGTTCCCATCAGCAGAATAATGAAAAAGAAAACAATTATATTACCAGAATTAAGGTACAATGGCGCACCGTCCGAAGATCAAGAAGTTAAAGTTGATTTAGAAATCAATGACCAACTTCTTAGAGAAGGGGATAGGAATGTAATTTTAGATTTAGATGTATTATTTTCTAAAGAAAGAAATGAATGCAAAAAGTATAAAATTTATGGTAAGTTAAAAATGGTTTTTAAAAACTTATATAGAGGTTACTCACCATATTTAAATCTACAAGAATACCTAGCACTACATGGTGATGGTAGTAATTCAGATTTTACTGGTTACCTACCGTATGATGAGTTTGCATTTTTAAGAACAGATACTAATAAACAAGATATTTCAATACCAACTGTTAGTGGTTCAACATATGGAACATACTCTCCGGTAATAGCGGCGCCAACTAGACCAAGAAACAAGCATGTTAGTATATCTAATATAGACGCGCCATATCATAATTGGAATTTATATTTAAGCTATGTTTATACTAGTGATTCAAACTACCCATTAAAATATACATTAAGTGGAACAACAAAAGTTGAAGATCAAAATATAATATCTTTTGTTAGTGGTGATGGTATACCATGTAGAGTTGAAGACAAAACAACTTATTACAAATTAATATCACCAATTGAACATGGGTTTAATGAAAATGAATATGTTATATTTTCTTCGGTTTCAACAATTACCGGTAAAACATATTCAGTTAGTAGTCTTGGCGACACTAAATTTAACTCTGAAAAATATGTTTTAAATATTAATAAACAACAATTTAGTGGTGTTACACTTCCGGGTGTTGTTACCATTAAAAGATGTATTGATGAAAATAATATATCAGGAACCACATCAACATATTATGTACACAAACATAAAACGTTGACATGTACTTCTGATTATATAATGGACAAAGCTGGATTCGAGTCGCCAATATTTGAAGATGAAAGAAAAATCATATTTGAAAATATATCTGGTGAAAATGATTTGTTGGTTGAAAGAAACAGAATGGAGTCAGTTATTTTTGATTTTAAAGATGCTTTTAATTTAAGTGGTCTAACAAATAACTTAGATTTCACACCTACAGAAGTTTATTTAACAACAATATTCAGAAACAATTCTGGTTATTTCGAATACCCGCCTAAGAATGGTTATAAATTTCATTTTCATAATAATTGGATTGATGATCACTTTGCACAAGCAAGCGCTATCGAAACAACGATACCTTTTACCACAGGAATAACCAGCGGTATAACATTTACTTACGGTGAATCACTACCAGTTGGCACAATATTAACGGGTGCTTTTGTTGAATATAACAGAAGTGAGTTAAAAGAAAGGATTATTTCAGAGTCTGTTCACAAAATATCAAATCCAGTAACAATATTTGATCATGATCAAGATATTAATGTAACTAATTTTAGTGGTGCCACAACAAATAATAAAATGGGATTACTTTATCAACCACACCATAGAATAAAATTAAGACAATTATCTAATTATATTGAGACATCTAACACTGATAACATATATGGGTTGCCAGATAATGTCGAATTTTTCCAAGACGAAAGATTATGGAAATGGAGGGATGTTTACGAACATGGCTACATTGATGTTGATGGAAATGGTACTGATTTTCCATTTGTTAATGGGCAACACTATGTTAAGTCAGATATAAATTTTTATTTCAGAAATGAAAAGGAGTTTTTAAATAAAGCGGATGGATTTAAAGGATTTAATAACACAAACTGTTAATGAAAATTTTAAAAAAAAATATTAGCAATTCATTTATTCTAGATCAAACAACTAATTTCAAAACAGATTTAGGTTGGGAGGAAGCTTTTAATGAAATTGAACAAGATATATTAGAAACAATAATAAATCCAGTTGAAAACTATGAAACCATTCGTTACATTAACGAACCTTATAGTGGGGTAACCGGAGACATTTGTGATATCTGGTATTATTTTAATTTTTTAAATAATCAAAATCCTAAAACTTATGCAAATGGGTTAGATTATAATTTAATTGGTATAAGCCCTAAAGAAAATGCTTCGCTATTAAAACACACAGTTAAAAGTTTTTTTAGGTTAGAGTTTTACTCAACACCTAATAGGGAAACACAAAAACTAGTATTTGCTAAAAATTTATCAATCCCATTAGGGCAAAAGGTATATGATAAATCATTAATGGACACAATTTTTGTCCCAGTTTTTAATGGAAATAATTTCAGAAATACTGAAAACATGTATTTGTTTTGGTTTCCAGATAATAGTGTGTT